AGCGCCGAAATACCCCCGAGAAAAAATACGAGGGGGCGGGTGGAGTGAAAAATAACCTGCGCGGGGCGCGTATGCAGGCCGCGCGGCGATCGCCGGAGGTGCGACGTGACCAGAGAGCAGAAATACGTCCAGCAGCTGCGTGTCCTGGGTGTCTACAGTGACGCCTTCGAGCCGGAGATCCACACGCTGGCCGAGATGGAGAGAGACCTCCAGCGGGTCCGGAAGGCCTGGAAGGAAAACGGATCCGATCCCACCGGCGACCTGTTCCCCGCCATGGAGCGGCTGCGGCGCGACATCCTGACGCACCGCGAGGCGCTGGGCCTGACGCCCAGGGGCCTCCGCCGGCTCCGGGCGAAGGGCTTCGACGACAAGGACGAGGAGGAAACCTCCGCCAAGCCGACGGTGCTGGCCATGATCGCGGAGAAGTACGCATGACCGGATCCCAGGAGCCCAGGCTGCGCGTGGAGCCGCCCAGATCCTCGAGCGAGGGCGAAGGCGCGGCCATGCTGATGGAGGCCTACGCGGTCCCGCTGGATCCCTGGCAGCGCTCGATCCTGGACTGCTGGCTGGGCCTGGACGAGGACCGGAGGAACACCGTGGTGTCCGCCGGGCTGAGCGTGCCCAGGCAAAACGGAAAGAACGTGTGCCTGGAGGCCCGCGAGCTGTTCGGCATGGCGATCCGCGGCGAGAAGATCCTGCACACGGCCCACCAGGTGCGGACCAGCAAGAAGTCCTTCCGGAGGCTGGCGGCGATCTTCACCGACCGGAGGCACCCGGAGATCATGGACCTGGTCAAACAGATCCGCTACACCAACGGCGAGGAAGCCATAGAGCTGGCAAACGGCGGCTCGATAGAATATTCCGCGAGATCCCGACAGGCCGCGCGCGGCTTCGACGGGATCTCGCTCGTCGTTTTCGACGAGGCCCAGGAGCTGACCGACGACCAGATGGAGGCCATCCTGGCCACGCTGTCCGCGTCGGCCACCGGCCAGCGGCAGATCATCTACACCGGCACGCCTCCCTACCCCGGCTGCCCCGGCGAAGTGTTCCGGAGGCGCCGGTCGGTGTGCCTGTCCATGCCCGGCGCGCACGACGCCTGGCACGAGTGGAGCGTGGCGGCCGAGGCCGTGGGCGACATCAAAGCCGACGACCGGACGATCTGGTACGCCGCCAACCCGGCCATGGGCATCCGGCTCTCGGAGGAGTTCACCGCCGAGGAGCTGCGCTCCCTGGCCGCCGACGGCTTCGCCCGCGAGCGGCTGGGCTGGTGGTCCCCGGTGCTGGCCGAGGCGGACGTGTCCGCCATCAAGGCCGAAGCCTGGGACGAGTGCCGCAGCACAGAGACCAAGCCGGACGGCAAGACGGCCTACGGCGTGAAGTTCACCGCGGACGGGTCCGAGGTGTGCCTGTGCGGCGCCGTGCTGCCGAAGGAAGGCCCCGCGCGGATCTCCCTGATCGAGCGCAGGCCCACCAGCGCCGGGACGCGCTGGCTGGCCGAGTGGCTGTGCGAGCGCTACGAGAAGGCCGGCTGCGTGGTCATAGACGGGCGCAACGGCGCGGACGTACTCTGCGACCGCCTGGCGGAGACCTGGAAGGCCAAGGGCTCGGTGATCCGGCCGACGGCCCGGCAGGTCGTCGCCGCAGCGGGGACGCTCTGCGACGCCGTGAACGAGAAGACCCTGACCTGGTACTACGGCCAGGAGGCGCTGCGCGACAGCGCCGTCACCGCCACCAGGCGGCCCGTCGCCGGAGGCTGGGCCTTCGGCGGACCGGACAGCGCTCCGATCGAGGCCGCGGCGCTGGCCCTCTGGGGCGTGAAAAACTCCCGGCGAGATCCAACGAGGAGGATGAAGATAGGATGAGCTCAATACTCGGTATAGATCCCGGAGCAGTCTCCGGGCTGGCATATGAGGCCCGCGAGCAGCTCTCGGCGCTCCTGGAGACCTTCGAGAGGCACCGCGAGGCCAACGCGGTGAAAGAGCGCTACTACGAGGGCAAGGTCCCCCTGCGAGAGGTCAACCTGGGCATCGCCCTGCCGAAGGGCATGGCCGGTCTCGAGATCGGCTGCAGCTGGGGCGCCAAGTGCGTGGACGTGCTGGCGGCCCGGAGCATGTTCGACGGCTTCGTGGGCGAGACGGGCGAGCCCGTCCCCGCGCTGGACCTGCTCGTGAGCGGGAACCAGATGGTGCCCGAGTACGGCAAGGCCTGCCGGGACGAGCTGAAGTTCGGGACCACCTTCGCCACGCTCTCCGCGGATCCGGACATCGGCTGCCGGGTGCGCTGGCACTCTCCCAGGACCGCCGCGGCCCTGTGGGACGGCGAGCTCGGGCGGATCTCCTGCGGCTTCGCGGTGATCGCCATGGCGCAGGATCCGCGGAGCACGAATGAGTACAAACCCAGCCTGGTGAACATCTACACCGACGACGCCATCTGGGTGCTCAGCCGGGACGGGACCCGGTGGTACGCCACCTGGTACACCCAGCAGCTCGGGCGCCCCATGATGGAGCCCATGATCTGGAACGCCACCAGCGACAAGCCCTTCGGCCGGTCCCGGATCAAGGAGCCGGTGCGGCGGCTGATCCAGGGCTACGTGCGGACCATCGCGGACGCCACCATCGGCCTGGAGTTTTCCACAAGCCCGCAGAAGTACCTGCTGGGCGTGACCGACGACCAGTTCGACGCGGTGGTCAATGACAAGTTCCGGCAGTACGTCGGGAACATCCTGGCGGCCACCACGAACCCGGAGACCGGCGAGAAGCCCAGCTACGGGCAGCTGCAGCAGGGCACGATCTCCCCGCACGTGGAGATGCTCAAGCTGCTCTCGGCCCAGTTCGGCGCCGCCACCGGCCTGAGCGTGACGGACACCGGCGTGGTGAACGACGCCAACCCGACCAGCGCCGACGCGATCACCGCGGCCACCCAGACCCTGGTGGGCATGGCCGAGGCGCTCAACGACGGCAACGCCGGGGCCCTGAAGACCATCGCCCTGATGGCCCAGGCCATCGCCGGGCAGACCACCATCGAGCAGCTGGGCGAGGACCAGACGCAGATCTGGGCCCACTTCAAGAACCCGGCCATGCCCACGGTGGCGCAGACCGCCGACGCGGCGGTGAAGATCTCGACCGCGCGGCCGTCCTTCGCGACGACGGACGTCTTCCTGGAGATGCTCGGCTTCAGCCCCGCGGACATAAAGCGGATCAAGAACCAGGAGCGGCGCGGCCAGGGCCTGGCGACGCTTGAGGAGCTGGGGATCTGATGACGATCACGTCGAAAGTCTGGGACAATTACATCGCGGCGCTTCGGAAGATCTCCGACAAGGCCGCCGGCGAGTTCCGGACCTTCCTGCTGGCGCACCCGGCCGTGGACCAGGCGAGCACCAACGCCCTGATCGAACTGGCCTACGCGCTGGCCACCAAGTACGGCACCGCTGCCGGCGAGCTGGCCGCCCAGATGTACGACATGGTGGCGACGGCCTCCGGGCTGGCCCTGGAGCCGGCCGTGCTGGCCGAGACGGCCACCATGGAGGAGGCCGCCAGGGCCGTGGTCGGGACGCTGAAGACCGGCAACACCGACATCGTGGCCGACGCCGTCGGCCGGATGGTGAAGATGGCCGGCGTGGACACCACGATGCACAACGCCGTCAGGGACGGCGCCGAGTGGGCCTGGATCCCTCGGGGCGACACCTGCGCGTTCTGCATCACGCTCGCGTCCAACGGCTGGCAGAAGGCCTCCAGGGCGCAGATGAAGGGCGACCACGCCGAGCACATCCACGCCAACTGCGACTGCACCTTCGCGATCCGTTTCGGCATCGACGGCGGCGTGGAGGGCTACGATCCCCGGCGCTACCGGAGGATGTACGAGGACGCCGAGGGCCGCGGATCCCGGCAGAAGATCAACGCGCTGCGGCGCGAGTTCTACGCCGAGAACAGCGAGGAGATCAACGCCCAGAAGCGCGACAACTACGCCAAGCGCCTGGAGCGTGAGAGCTCCGAGGCCGAGGAGGCATACATATCATGAGAGCCGCCGTGATGGTCTCCACCCGGAACCTGTACAAAGACCTCGGCCCGCCGATCAAGGCGCTGCTGGTCAACTCCGACGTGGAGAAGATCTACCTGTTCCTGGAGGACGACGATCCGGGCGTGCAGCTGCCGCCGGAGTGCGAGATCCTGAACGTGGCCGGCTACGCCGACTACTGGCGCAGGTCCCCCAACGCGACCAGCGGCTGGACCTACATGGTGCTCATGCGCGCGCTTTTCCACAAGCTGATCCCGGAGGAGCGGGTGCTCTCGCTGGATCTGGACGCCTTCGTCCTGAAGGACGTCTCGCACCTCTGGCGGATGGACATGCGCGGGAAGCTGGTGGCCGGCGTCCGGGAGACGACGCCGCTGGACAGCCCGCAGCTGCCCTACTTCAATATGGGCTTCGTGCTGCTCAACCTGGACTACCTCCGCAGCACCGGCGCCGGCGACGAGATCGAGCGGGCGCTGATGAACCGATACCTGCAGTACCCCGAACAGCACGCCTATAACTACATCTGCGGCGGATCCGTGCTGTGGCTGCCGCGCGAGTACAACGCCGGCATCGGCACCGAGCCCTACGGGGATCCCATCGTCCGCCACTTCATGGCGGAGTCGAAGACGTACCGGCAGAGCGAGATCTACAGACACTTCGCGGCGCTGCCGTGGGAGGAGATACGACATGATACCTGAAGTACCGATGAGCCGGGTGGAGACATACCTGGCGAAGATCCTGGGCCAGGACGTGGAGCTGCCCGTGCCGCAGACGCGCTCGGACCTGTTCTGGGCCAACCTGGCCGGCGGGACCTTCGCGCTGCCGGTGCCCCAGAGCCGGGAGGAGATCTTCCTGGCCAAGCTGCTGGGCGAGGACCTGGAGCTGCCGACGCCGCAGTCCCGCGT